CCAGCTAGAGCATAATGACTTTCGGTCAGTACGTTAATTTAGACTTCGATCAAATTAAAACGTCAATCAGAGACTATCTGAGGGCGAATTCGAATTTTACTGACTACGATTTTGAAGGTTCGAACCTTTCGATCATCATTGATGCTCTGGCATATAATACTTATATCACTGCCTATAACACAAATATGGCAGTAAATGAAAGTTTTCTCGATTCCGCTACATTAAGAGAAAACGTTGTCTCTCTGGCTCGTAATATTGGTTATGTACCTCGGTCAACTAGATCATCTAGAGCAAAAATTTCTTTTAGTGTGACTGGAATAACTGATAAGGTCACTCTTAAACTCAAATCAGGTATCATTTGTAATGGTGTTGCAGCAAACACGACGTATATATTCTCACTTCCAGAGGATATAACCGTTAATGTTGTTGATGGAGTCGCAAAATTCAACGAAATTGAAATTTATGAAGGTTCTTTTGTCACTCAGAACTTTACGGTTAACACCGCACAATATAATCAAAGATATATTCTTCAAAATTCGTTCATTGATACATCAACTTTACGTGTAAAAGTTAAATCAACGCAAAATTCATCAACTTCGGTAACTTATAAACAACTTGACAACATTATTGGCATTACTTCTACATCTTCTTCATACTTATTACAAGAAATTGAGGATGAAAAGTATGAAATTTTATTTGGAGACGGTGTAACTGGTAAAAAACTTAGTAATAATAATTATATTACTGTCACTTATGTTATTACATCAGGAAAAGAGGGTAATGGAGCTGCAGAATTTAGTTTTGTTGGTAATATTGTCGATCAAGACGATGCTGCGATTAACCCAGATAAGATTTCTTTAATATCAACGGATGAATCATCAAGAGATGGAGACACAATTGAGTCAATTTCATCGATTAAGTATTATGCTCCAAGAGTTTACTCCTCTCAATATCGTGCAGTAACTTCTTCTGATTATGAAGCTGTTCTTGCATACATTTATTCTGATGTAGAGTCCGTTACTGCATATGGTGGTGAAGAATTAATCCCTCCAAGATTTGGAAAAGTGTTTATTTCCGTCAAACCGCGTAATGGAGACTTTCTTTCAGATTTTACAAAAAAAGATTTAGTTCAAAAACTCCGAAGCTATGCGGTTGCAGGTATCGTGCCTGAGTTTATTGATTTAAAATATCTTTATGTGGAACTAACATCGTTTGTTTATTATAACACAAACTTTAACGATAATCCGAATAATCTTAAATCATCTGTCTCTGGCGCGTTAACGCAATATTCTCGTTCAATTGATTTGAATAAATTTGGCGGTCGATTTAAGTATAGTAAAGCGCAAACCTTAATTGATGGTGTTGATGCATCTATTACATCAAACATCACAAGAGTGACAATGAGACGAAATCTTAACGCTGCCGTTGGTAAATTAGCTCAGTATGAACTTTGTTTTGGTAATGAGTTTCATGTTGGTCAATCAAATTATAATGTGGTCTCCACAGGATTTAAGATTGAGGGTGTTACAGAAACTGTCTATCTTGCAGACCAAGTGATTGATAAAAATAATGGTCGCATATTTTTCTTCACCTATGTTGATGGAGGAACACCAAATGTTATTAAGAGAAACGCAGGAACTGTCAAATATGACGTTGGCGAAGTTCTTATAGATACTGTAAATATTACTTTTACGTCAATTTCTGGAAACGTAGTAGAGGTGCAAGCTGTTCCACACTCTAATGATGTTGTAGGCCTTCGTGATTTATATGTGAAACTTGATATGACTAACACGAATATTTTTATGATTCAAGATATTATTTCCTCTGGTGAAAATACATCTGGTTCTATATTCACTAGAGAATCGAGTTACAACGTGCCTACCTTCGTAAGAAAATCATCTTCACCAATCACATCATCTTCAATCGTGCCTGTGACCTCCTCTATTTCATCATTAAGAGGGGTCACAAATACTACAACTCAGACTAGTTCTGGTCAATCTACTAGTTCTAGCCAATCTACTAGTTCTGGACAGTCTAGTTCTGGTTATTAATACTAAAATCGGAAAATATAAATGATAGACACTTCCCTTCAAAGAGTCAAAATTAGCCAGGTAATTGAAAATCAATTACCTGAGTTTGTTCAGTCTGAGAATCCACTTTTTGTGGAGTTCATGAAACAATACTATGTTTCACAAGAATATCAGGGTGGTGTCGTTGACATTGGAGAGAATATTGATCAATACACAAAATTACAAACATATGTTGGATCTGCAGTAACCGTATTCACCGGCCTGTCCACAGACACACAATCATATTCAACAACAATTTTTGTCGATACAACCCGAGGGTGGCCAGAGAAGTATGGTCTTTTAAAAATTGATGATGAGATCATTACTTACACTGGTATTGGAACAACCTCATTTACTGGTTGCATTCGTGGGTTTAGTGGTGTTGATGCTTTAAATAGAAATACGAGACCAGACTTATTATCATTTAGTTCCTCTGTCGGAGCTGCACACACCGGTGGAACAAAGGTCTTCAATCTCTCAAATTTATTTTTACAAGAATTTTTTGATAAACTAAAGTCAAGTTTTGCAAATGGATTTCAAAATAGAACATTATTTGGTGATGTAAACCAGGTTCAATTTGTTCGTCAGGTCAAAGATTTTTTCAAAACAAAAGGCACAGAAGAGTCTTATAAGATTTTATTTAGAGTTTTATATGGTAAAGAAGTTAATATTATTAAACCATCACAATTTTTATTCAGACCATCTGATGCGGACTATAGTGTAACACAAGATTTTGTTGTAAAAGCAATAACTGGTGATCCAAGAGCATTAAAAGGATCAACACTATTTCAAGATAAAGATAAAAATGATACTACCATCATTGGTGCGTCTGGTGCTATTTCTGACGTAAAAGATTTTATTTACGGAGGAGATCATTATTATCAAGTTAGTCTATCCAGAGACTCTATTGAAGGCACTTTTACGATTCCTGGTAGAACAAGATTAATCAATAATGTATCCATTGGTGCTACAATAATTACGGTAGATTCAACTGTTGGATTCCCTACGAGTGGAGTTTTACATCTTGTCAAAAATTCTGTAATTGGTGTAACGACTTATTCAGGTAAAAACTTAAATCAATTCACTGGCATTTCATCTATTCCTAAAACATATGAGGTATCATCAGAGGTAAGATATGGAAATGTTGCGTATGGATATACATCCGCAAATACAAGCAAAAAAATTGAAGTTCTAATCACTGGTGTGTTATCAGATCTCAAATATCCAATTAAAACTTTCTATCTTGAAAAAGGTGATACAATTCTTGTAGGTGATCAAGGAATTAGAAAAAGCCCTAATGATGTTAAATTCAATTCTTGGATTCATAATGTTGTCGTCACTCATAGTCCAACGATATTTCAAAAAACGTCAACAATCGGTGTTTACAACGTCACCACCAGTTCCTCTCACGATTTCTTAGAACAGGACTTTATAGAGGTTTTAGATGGTTTTAAAAATATTCTCGGAACTGGTAGAGTTAGTAGTGTAATTAGTGGATCTAGTTTTGTTCTGAGTGATCTTCCCAATATTGATCCCCTTGATGTTGAATTCATCAGAAGAAAAATTAACAGAGGTAATAGTGTTGTTCATCCCAATATTACAAAATACACCACTGACGTTCAAAATACCTATGACCATGGAAGTGATGAACCAGACATTCATCCACCACACCCACATGTTTATGCAGCGTCCCCATCAATTCCAAGTTTAGGTCAAGAGCCTATCTCCGCATCTGATCGTTCTATTTCTTGGAGTGGAACCACAGTAGGAGAGACTATTCAGATTACAACAGGTGCTAAAGATCACGGATTCTTCTCTGGAGAGGTTGTAACTTTTGATATCATTAGTGGGACACTTGGGAGTCTAATCGATAATAAAAATTATTTTGTAACTAGATTAAACTCTAACGAAATAAAATTATCAAATTCTCTTCCTGATCTAGTAAATAATGCCTTTGTTGATGCCACTGGAAATGGTGTATTTAAAATCTCGG